GTGTCGAACATATAATCTCGGATGTTCTCGATATGAAGGAACGACCAGTTCACGGTGGACGCGCCGGAAGGCGTGCCGTTCGTCGTAAAGGTGGTGGTGTTGGCGTCTGTGAAGACCGCCTTGATCAGCGTTTCTTTAAACGCCGTAGCGGCCATAGTGTCCAGAACCAGCCGCATCTGCTCGCGGAGCTTCCGCTGGATGGGATTCTCCAAGTCGTACTTGGACAGGTCCAGTGAAAGGCTGGTGTAGGGGATGGCGCGACCAAGCTCCTTCACCGTGATCGAGCGGGTCGACAGGTTGAACTCGTCTTCCGGGATGCGGAGCTGTTCGTCCAGCTCGGCACTGACCGGCTCAGTGACGTTCTTCACCCGAGTCAGTGTAACCGACTCACCCATTTTGCGACCATAGCCCTGAACGGTGCTAACATGGTCCATGCAGACGCTGTTCTCGACGGCGGCCTCGAAGAGTTCGCTTGAGAGGGCGAAATTCTTATAGGTGCCCGTCGGTGCGTCGAAAGTCCAGGAAAAACTCATCTCAAATCCTCAAGCTGCCTGACCCTTGCGCCTTGCCTCTCGGCGAGCCCGCAGGATATCTCCAAGCGTCACGACGGTTGGCTCTTCTCGAGGTTGCGGCCGAGGCTGCGGCGGATCGTTCCCCTCAACACGGGCCTTTCGACCCGAACCTTTTTTGGAATACCGCATAATGTTTTCCCGCGTCAAGTCGGCCAGCTTATTCATGGCCTCGGCAACGGGGACATTCGCGAGGTCATTCAAATTGGCCGTCAACGTGGCTTGGACAAGGAAGTGATCGTTCTTCAGGTCCTTGTGCGCTTTATAGAAGTCATCCCAGAACCGCGTCTGGCCACGCTCCTGTTGATACTTGGAGGTTAGGTCTCTAGTGACCTCCGCCTTCACAATATTGCCGTACTTCTTCAAGGCGCCCTTGGGATCAGCGTACAGCTCCGTCTCCCAGTCGATTGCATCGAAGGGATCAGCGGCAGGAGTTGGTTGGGCCGGCTGTACTGGCGGGATCGATCGACGCAACGCAGCGTTTTCAGCCTCAAGTCGCGCCATTCTCTCATTAATGGCCGCAAGGGGATCTGGCCTCGGTGGAGCTGGCGGATTTAGACCCTGATCTTCCTCCTCCTCGTCATCGTCGAGATGGAGTTCTTCATCCCATTCGCCTTCCTGGCCGGGTCCACCTTGCAGGACTGCGGCGTCTGGATTGGGACGATTGCGGGGGCGGTACGGTCTTGGCATTACTTCAGTTCCTTCTCTCTTGCTGTGAAGCCGCGGCGCTGTCGGTTCTCCAGCTCATTGACAATGTTATCGATACAAGCAAGCTCGCCGACAAAGCCAACTAGCTTATCGTGATCCAGCGTATTGCTGCGATAACTAGCGATCATCTTGCTAACAGTCAGCACGGCCTGCTGCTGCAAGAAATCTGCAAAAAGTCCATGGATCACACCTGCAGTGTGGCCGTCCTCCATGTCCTTCAAATTCTTCTCGGTCATGCGAACTCCCTCTGATTGTCCATGAGCATACCACTGGGGAGCCATAACTCTCCACCAGGGCGCATCTTTCTCATACGCTCCAGAAGTAACGCATTGATCTCCATCTGAACCCAAAACGCCTTCTCGTAGAACTCGGCTCTCTTGACCACGTTCTCGGTAGGGATTTGACGGCGATGGTGATTGAACCAAACGGCCAGATCGGCCATGCGGGTCTCCAGCGTTTGACCGCCAGAGACCTTTTGATTGTGCTTCAGCGCTTCGATGAGGCTGCGTTCATCGGCTGCGGACATTAGCAATAGTTCCCGCTTTTGGGTTGCTTGTTGTGGTTGTTGGCGTCTGCGCTGGGGCTATACACCTTGTTGTACATATGACGCCCAAGGCTGTTTGTAGCACCGCGACCCAGGTCCTTGCCACCGTCAGTGGACTTGGGACCCTTGCCAGAACCTTCCAGCTTCGCCTTCTTGTCGAACATCCGGTTCTGGTTCTGCGTAGTAATGTGTAGGTTCTTCATACTCCGCTCGTCCTACTCTTGCGTTTCTTGTCAGCTTTGCGCTGCTCGCTCAGACCAATGGCCACCGCCTGCTTTTTGCTGGTAACCACAGGACCTTTCTTCGAGCCGCTATGCAGAGAGCCAGAGTTGTACTCTCGCATGACCTTGGCCACCTTTTTCGTGCCCTTTTTGGGTCCGTATTTCACAATGCCACACTCCTTACATATTGGGCATTCCCGTGGCCGGGTTCGCCTGCTGTTGAATAGTTGCGGTCATCGGGGAACCTCCGGTTCCTGGTCCGCTGGCTACGCCAGCCGCCTGACCCTCCGAATTCTTAGGACCGCCCTGGAGCATCTGATTTGTGGCGTTCGTCCTAGCCAGCTCCTGAGACATCTGCTTGATCTCTTCAGGTGACTTCTTGAAATCCTCGCTGTTGAGGTTCAACGTTCTGAAGAACTGGGCTATGATTTTTCGCGGACTATATTCCATCATGAAGCTCTGCTTCAGCATAGGATCGATGGCCATAGCCTGCAGGAGGGCCATCATCTTCTGGAAGTCCAAAGCCTTGGTCATCGCCGAGCTGATGCCATTGACTTTAAACTGTGCGCGCCCCGCAAACATTGCATAGCGCTCCGGAGCCGCAGCCCTCACGATCATAAGAGCAACGCGCTTGTCGAACGGATTACTAAATGCCTTGTCCGGTATTGTGTCGGCGTTCTGCAGGATGGTCAAGAACGACAGGCGCAACACCCGAGTTATGACCTCGGTCTCCAGGTCCTGAATGATGCCATCCAGCATCATGTTCTGACTCTGGCTGTTCTGAAGAAACGCAACGGCCGGCGTCTTGCTGCTAATCGGAGGCATTGCGCCAGGGCTGGTATCATTCGTCATGGCCGCTTCGTCGAACTCCCTATTCAGGAGGTCGTACATAGCCAGTGCTTCCTTCGGGATGTCAGCTTCCGTGACAGTTTCCAGGACCTTCGCATTGTGAGGCAGCGTTTGCTTGACAACCAGAGTCGCGCCCTGCGGGATGCCATTTGCCACCTGCCCCGGATCTTCCAAATCTTCCAATCGCAACTGACGGACGCCCCACACCGAGGCCATCCCGCCATCGACAATTAGATTGAACACCTCGTTGATGGCCAGATTAAGATCGCTGGCATGGTCGAATACTGCTTTATGCCATACCGAGTGAGGCACTCTCAGTAACGGCGCCACAACGAACGGGCTTTCCTGATGCCAGAAAGGGTTCGGCTCAGGCGCCCTGATAAGAAATTTGCCGTTAGCAACAGCAGCAACAATGTTACGATGCGCAACAGAGCCATCATTATTAAGCATCGTTCCCCAAAACTCGTCAATGACCACGCGTCTCCGGAAACTGGGGGTGACTGTTTCTTCCTGGTTCCTATCAGTCTCGCTAAGCTTCTCATCGTCCGGCCTCGGATAGTCAGTAGACAGGAGCTGATTTACGATCTGTCTGTCATATATCCCTGCTTCGACTCCATCGAGGATTTGGAAAAGATCTCTTTCCACACGATGAATCTCATACATCCCGTTCCCTGTTGGATCAGGATAATAGTCCTCAGGTCGCACCAGATCGATACGCAGATGCCACTCTCGGATCTCTTCAACCGTTGGCTCGTCCTCACCCTCATCGAATGTGTACTGTCGACGGATCATATCTCCGCCATGCACCTTAAAGATGAATAGGTTCTTGTGCAGAGCCTGCTTCGTACCGTCGCTTACGACGGTCGGAAAGTTCTGCGGCGTGTTTCCAGGTCCCCACAAATCGAATAGGAAAGCTTTGAGGATTTCCCTAAGCTGTTCGCCGCTTATCTTGTCCGTCAGGTCACTATCGGGTGTAATAGTGAAGAAATCGCCAAACTGAATCATGCCACGCTTAACTATTGCGGCCAGTTTCTCAGTCGCAACGGGCACCTTAGGCAGCATTTCCCGAGATTGCCCAGGCTGCTTATGACTAAAGTCCTGCTTACCTAGGAATGTATCCCAGTTTCGATCCATCTGCGAGATACGCAGATTTCGAGCCTGTTCTGCCTCGTCTTTGCAATTCAATATGTAGGTGATTACCGAGATTTCCCCGGCGCCCACAGGTTGATCATTCTCAGGAGATGGACCTGCGCCAGATGCGATGGGATTTTCAGTTTTTCCAGCCATAACTAGGTCCCGGAATTGAAATCTTCTGTTTCTTGGAGTCCTGGACGCAACCGACATGAACTCCGATTGTGCTTTCAGCGTGCGTCAGCAAAGGCGCGCCGCAAAAATTGCACATACGAACAGTTTTTCGGTCTTTCAGCCCTAAAGTCAAGGGAAGCTTACCTTCGTGTTCCATACTGGGGCACCAATATCTTAGCCGGCAGCGTGCTTAGCCCACTGCGAGCGCTCTGAACCCTAACGGGTTCCTCAAAACTGATCCAATATCCCGCGGCGTCGCTCGTATGAGTGCGTCGAAAATACGGGTCGCGCCTATTTGTCACCTTCAGGACACCGCCTCGATTATCGCGCAACACCTGTTCCAGGTCTGCACACAGTTCCTTGCAGTTTGGATCTATCTGAATGCGAACAGTTCCTTCTTCGTCCTTCAACATACGGTTCATAGCGTTGATGCGGTCGGGAACTCTTGGATTTTCAGGCGGGACGCGCATCCGAATAGGCACGCCATACTGCTTCATCTCATTCATGACGGTCCAATAGTCTGATTTTCCGGTCTGGCTAACGCGCTTCTCGCCCGTTGCGTCACCGTACAGCCAGATTTCGGCGCCATGCTCCGGGATGCGCTCATAGAACATACTGCACATCTCAGGAATTGAGCCCTCTTCAAGGATCAGCTCATGATAGAAGCGATAAACACGGCCATCGACCTGACCTATCAGGCTCACCATAGGGCTTACGTTGAAGTCCCACATCCAGCAGAGCGGTCTGCGCTGGGATATCCTTGGCATATTGGGGTTATTGTGTATGCGTCTGTCGTAGCTGGCGTAGGCACGAGCGCCCCCAATACCAGGAAGCCACTCGCCATCGAGGCGGATGCGTCTGGAAGGCGAGTTAGACGGGTAAATACTCTCAAGTCGCTTAATTTCTTCTCTCGGTATAGCTGGGTTATCATAGATTGACGCTCCAAAAACTCCCAAATGCTTCGCAATGCCATCAAGAAATGGCTGGATGATCTGTCCGAAGACCCAACTGGCCGTAATCTTCAGACCCTCAGGCGGCAGAAGGGTGCATGTACAGAAGAAAATGAGGGGCTTCTGGCCCACGCGGATCACACTTTCTTCGTAAATCTCCCATGGATGCTCCTCGTCCATGTGCATCCAATCTTTCGCAGCGCCTTGATACTTCGATCTACCGCTTTCGGCGCTTTTAAAGCCGATCAGGGAGCCGTTTTTCAGCTTTAGGATCTGATCTTCGACGTTCCATTTCTCAATCTCGTGCGCCGGGATGAAAGGTTGCTGCCCTCCCCCATAGCCATTGTTGAAATACTTGGGTTGGATGACATCTCGTGCTGTTGGAAAGTCCAACGCACTGACCCATCCACTTGTCGCTCGATCCCTAACTTGAAAGGCACTCCCTGGATTATCCCACTTAGCTCCATCAGGGCGACCAAATCTCGCAAGTGTTGCTCCAATATACGCTCCAGCATCACTTTTGCCGCTTCTGTTAGCGGCAATGAACCAGTTTTCTTTTTTGAAGCCATTTAGGGTGCTATCGATGAAGAGTTGTTGCTTTGTATGGGGCTTGAAATTGCGAAGATAATCTCCTTCACGCCTTGCGCGGAGTTCCTCTGCTAGATGCAGACGTTCCTCCTTCGCAATTCGGCTCAATTCATGTGGCGCGGGTCCGGTTTCCGACATATAATAGTGTCCTTCCGCTTCCATTTCCGCTAAGGGGTTTTGTACATGCAAGAATATGGTCCAAGGACCGCAGCCGGTCAACTGATTTTGGCGAAGAAATATGCGCAGAAGGGGGAAAACTGGCGAGATGTTTCGAACCGAACAGCCTCAGCGCTGAAAGACAACTCGGAGCATTATCATGAGCTGCGACAAATCCTTCTCGATATGCGCTTCCTTTTCGGAGGACGAATTCTCGCTGGCGCCGGCACCTCCAAATCTGTCTGCCTTCATAACTGCTTTGTATCGGGAGTTATTGAAGATAGCTTCGTGGATGGGCGAGGGTCGATCATGGATAGGGCTAAGGAAGCTGCGGCTACGATGCGAATGGGAGGCGGGATCGGGTACGATTTCTCAACTATCCGTCCAAGAGGTAGCCTTATCAAGAAGCTTGGTTCTTCGGCTAGCGGACCGGTCTCATTCATGGAGATCTTTAATGCGGTCTGCCTCGCTACCTGTTCCTCAGGACACCGGCGCGGTGCCCAGATGGGCGTACTCCGTGTAGATCATCCTGATATCGAGGAATTCATTCATGCTAAGCAGGATCAGACATCTCTTACTGGGTTCAACATCTCGGTGGGCGTTACTGACGAATTCATGGCTGCAGTCAACAATGGCAGTGAGTTTCCTCTCAGGTTTGAAGGGGAAACTTACCGCATTATTGATGCTCGTCAGCTCTGGGAAAAGATTATGCGCAGCGCGTGGGACTGGGCAGAGCCCGGCGTCCTCTTCATCGATCGAATGAATCTGGCCAATAATCTGTACTACTGCGAGACGATCAGCGCGACTAATCCGTGCAGTGAGCAGCCACTTCCGCCATACGGCGCGTGCCTGTTAGGTTCCTTCAATCTCCCTCGCTACATTGTGCCCGGAGGTAACGGCGATACTCCCTGGAGCTTCGATCTTACACGGATGCGAAGCGACGTCCTGGCTGTCGTTCGCGCCCTGGACAATGTGAACGATGTTGCGAAGTATCCCATCCCTGAGCAGCAGTACGAAGCCCAGCAGAAGAGGCGGATAGGTGCAGGCGTCATGGGCCTTGCGAATGCTGTGGAGGCCCTGGGCTATCCATATGGCTCAGAGCGCTTTATCAGTATGACCCATCGCATTCTGACAGAGCTGAAGAACACAGCGTACACAGCCAGCGCGATCCTGGCCGCCGAGAAGGGACCGTTCCCGGCATTTGATCGCGATCAGTATATGGAAAGTCTCTATATCAAGGAGCTGAGTCCTGAGACGCGCCAGCATATCGCGAACAATGGCCTGCGAAATAGCCACCTCATTAGCATGGCGCCCACTGGAACGATTGCCCTGGTTGCTGACAACGTCAGCTCCGGGATCGAGCCCACGTTCTCCGAACGTGCTACGAATACGTACTGGACGGAAGAAGGGCCACAGCCCTTGGAGGTGGTCGATTACGGGGTTGCCAACTTCTCGGTGGGCAACTATCAGCATAAACCGAAAGTTGCGAACCAAGTCACGGCGGATGAGCACATCCGAGTTCTATGCGCTGCACAGAAGCATACAGACAGTGCTGTCAGCAAGACGTGCAATGTCGACGGCAGAATGCCTTGGGACGACTTCAAGGCCCTCTATCATAAGGCCTGGATGTGGGGGGCCAAGAGCTGCAGTGTGTTCAATAGCGATGGCAAGCGGGCAGGTGTGCTGACCGCGAGCGATGAAACGCAGCAATGTGCAACGGGAACTTGTGATATTTAACGGCGCGGGTTATATTCGGGTCGCAACTTCGAAAGGAGACATGTCTGATGAAGAAGATTGCAATGGCGGCTATCGCCGCTGTAACACTGGCCGGCGCGGCTATTGCCGCGGATACCGCTGAGGCCCGACGTCTTACGTCTGGATCTTTTCGTGGAGTGGTCTGCAGCCCGACTGCCCCCTGCTTCACTGGCGGAGGCCGACGCGGCCGTGGGACTACCGTCGTCCAGACTGCACCTGGCATCGATGTCAACACATTGCTGTTGCTCGGAGCTATGGGCGGGGGAGCAACGGGAGGCTTGGCAAGTGCTGCCCTGCCGCTTGCACTTCTGGGGGCCGCAGTGGCCCAGCCAACTGAGACCGTGGTTACCAGGTCCCGGCGCCGGTAAAACTGAACCCCCTCCGAAAGGAGATTTCTATGAGAAAGACTATTGCTGCTGCTTTGAGCGCGCTGACGCTCCTTGCAGTGATCTCGCCCGCGGAGGCCCGTTGGCGCCACCGTGATCGGGTCATTATCGAGGAGCGCACAACCCCAGTGCTGCCCCTTCTGGGCACACTGCTGACGGCTCAGATCATCACCAATATGATGGCTCCGCCTCCCCAACAGATCGAACCCTTTGCGGCGCCGCGCTCCGCACCGAGGTATGACGATCCCAACAGGAAGTCGCCATCGCCCTATCTCAAATGAAAGCCGAATACGATGGGGGCCTGACGGCCCCCATCCATACTACGAACGTAAATGGAGGTATGCATGGAGTGGTGGCGGGATCGTAGGGTTTGGGCCAATGTCCTCACGATCCTGGTTGGTGCATTGACGGGCACAGGTGTTATTACTGAAGTGGCTGGATCGCATATCATCAACTTAGGGCCAGACGTCCTTATTGGACTATCAACTGTTATTTCTGGGCTGCTCGTAATGTATGCCCAGTTCACGCAAAAGACTAAGAGTCAGAAAGAGGTCAGAGAGACACTGGCCGGCGCCCTCGGCGTTGATCCCGAAAAGCACGCGGCGCCAGAACTGGCACAAAAAGCAGCCGAGGTAATCATCAATGAAGCTGATACCAAGCGGCAAGAAGCCACAAAAGCCGAACCCCTTCGAGACATTGCAGAAACAGACGGAGAGCACCAACCCACCACCTAGGGGGGCTGGCATCGCTGTTGATGTTCAAAGACCAGGCGTCGGCAGGCAAAGGTCTGCGAAGCGGCGCCGTTGGGATGCTGAGGTCCTGGGTGAGACACCGCCCCGTGATGGGCCGTTTCAGTTCAGCGCGGCGTCAATAGCCAAAAATTTCCCCCCCAGGGCTCGGGTCGATCCCAGACGGCGCCAAAGCGGCGTTGATCCATTCGGCACGCTTGATCGCATAAACAAAAAGGATGCCCAACAAACTGAGGCGGCGCAGTCTTCGACTGCGGGGCCAAAGTCAGCCGCACCGATCAAATCTTACTAAAAGGATCAGACATGATACCGTATCATAAGCGCGAGCCGCGCCCCCATGCAGGGGACGCCCCATTGCTACTTCAAGGATGCGCCGCAGGGCTCTTGGCCACATCCGGCTGGTTTTGTGCTGCGCATTATCAGGAGCGATGTGGAGCCGGGCGTTAGGTGGAAGGGAGAGCCGCTGTAATGAAACTTTCTGTAATCGCCCTTGCTTTGCTGCCCTTAGCGTTGCCACTGAGCAGTGCAACCGCCGCCAAGCGGGCAGCCAGTCCAACAATTGCCGAATACGTCAAGATGGCTGAATCTGTCGACGCTGGTTTTACATGCTCCTATTGGGCTCGGTTAGCTGGTTGGAAGCACACATACAAGTATCTGATGGGTAAGAGCTTGGACATGGCTCGTGAGATTGTTCGCGGACTGCGAATGGGAGACATCACACCCCATGACCTTGGACTTTATAAGCTCTCAGTGCTCAACCTAAATATTGAGAATCCCAGTGATGATTTCGTCCTTGGCCAATACTACCAGACCGTCTCAGAAGGTGCTCTCAGAGTAACAATAACCAGCTACAAGGGGGATAGAGAAGAGACAATGGAAAGGATCGCTATGAACGAATACGTGCTTCTGCGATGTGAGCAACGATGATGTTCGGGATATTCGTCTGGTTTAGCGGCGGGTTTAAGTGATGGCAAAGCGTGACGGGGCCGTGACGGGCAAATCCCAGAGGGCGTCACAGCCTAAACCCATGACAAATAAAGGAAAAACAGCTCCTGTGACGGGTGTTACGGGTGTGACGGGGGGTGTGCCACATCTAGGAAAATGTACCATACTGGTGTCCATTTGAGCGGCGCGCCGGCGCCTTCGACGCTACGTGGGCCTGCCGACAGAAAGGGAGGAATACAAATGAGCCCAGCTGAGGTTGAAAAGCTGTTTCGATATACACACCTACCGACGGCGCTTCAGAACGTTTCTAAGCCCTTCTTTGATATGGCCATGCAACTGTGCCATAATCTGCCAGCCAGCGCCGAGCTAACACTTGCGATACGCAAGCTGTGGGAGGCTAAGAACCTGGCTGTGTATGCCGCGGTTGATGCAGGCTTCCAGTGATGCGAAGCATCAAGGAATGGATCGCAAAGCGCTGGCGCCGCTGGCGCCATGGGCTGATCCGAACTGCACGAAGTGCGGCAAAGAGATACGCTAAACATACGCTGGGCGGGGCCGGCCATAGGCCGGCGCTTACGAAGTAAGCTTGATCAAAATTCGATCAGGACTATGAACGCTGCGGCGCAGATGAACGCTGGCCGGGGCACCTACGGTGTGGGAGATGAACATGAGCGAAGTGGTTTTCTTAAATGGCGACGATAATGTGGCATACAGAAAAGGCGAACCGCGCTCAGACCTGATCGAACTGCTGGAACGCCTGCTTGCAGATGCACGCAGTGGCCAGTTGCAGAGCCTCGTCGCAACTGGCTTCATGGCTGACGGCTTTAGGCTGGCCGTATGGGCTGATTTCCATCCGAACTACTTTGAAATGGTCGGCGCCATCAGCGAGCTGTTAGATGAATTTCGCGAAAGGAAGAGCTTTGCCAGAGAATGATATGATCGCGGTCAATCGGCCGGCGCGACACTTCGTGTCGGGGATCGTGTTCTGAAGCACACGGGGGACTATCAACTGGAGGGTGAGGTGCGGGCTGTGTTCAGGACCCGCGCCGGAAGGGTGCGCTACGTAGTGGAACATGAACCGGGCTTTCTGCACATATATAGTGAGGCAAATCTTAGACGTATAAACGCGCGGGAGTGGGCATGGCCCAACTCTAGCTTGCGCGAAGGGACCCACCCCCCACACGCTCTGCGTGTGGTGTAGCGCTAGGGCCACACGTGCGCAGATGCCACACCCAACTGATATGTTACGCGCCAGTTGTGCGCCGCACTATGTGACATGTGACAAAGAGGATACACTATGAGGTGTTATGGGAAAGGAGGGTGGCCAATGGGCCACCCTATGTTGTAAGGATGCAACTACTTCTTGGTAGACGCAATGAGCTTTTCAAGCTCTGTGCGAGCTGCCCCTTCGGACATGCCAGTTGCGCGCGCAAAGTCGGCAACCATGCGGTCTAATGGGTCACGCTGTTGCCGTGCGGCTGCCACAATTTCGCTCTTCACGTCGACCGTTTGCTGCTTTGCAGCATACAACTTACGCGCGTCGGCCTTCATCTTGCGAATTCGGCCCTGCAGCGTAATGCGCGTAGAGCTTGTGGCTAGCTCTAACAGCTCTTCACGGCTGCAATTGGCGTAATCAAAGATTACGTCAAATTTCTGCTCGTCGGTTGCGTCTTCATTTTCTTTGCACGTAAAGACGCTCTGCATCCTGTTGTCATCAAGCAACTTGGTGAATTTATGCACCTGTTGCTTTTCGGCCACTTCCAGCTTT